TCTTCGCCTCAGGCGTGTTGGCCATAATCTTGTACGCCTGCTCAGCGGCACCTCCTGCATTGTGCATGTTCCCAGTCAACTCATCAAGAAGCCCGATGCTGTCATCCATGGCAAGGTTGAAGAACCTCATGGCCTGGATCGTTCCGCCCGAACCCTTGAACAACTCCTGTAGAGCGGCCGCCCGCTCAGGCTTCGTCATGTCGCCGAACTTCTCGCGCATCTGCTCCATGATGTCGACCATAGGTACAAACTCGCCGCTGGCATCACGAACGGTGATACCCATCTTCTCCAGGCGCGCGATAGTGGCCGGTCTCGCTATCGCGTCGAGGGCACGAGCAGCCGACGTAGCGGACATAGCCGTACTGAGACCGTTACGGGTGAGGAACGCGAGCATACCAGCAAGGTCCTCAATGGATTGCCCGGCCTTCACAGCCGATGGAATAGACCGACCAATCGTCGAAGTGAACTCTTCGTATGTACCGACACCCTTCCTGACCAACTGGAAGAACACATCGCTGACCTTGCTAACGTCCTCGATAGGTAGCTTCCAGGCGTTCAGGACCGTGATGGCCGCACGGCCAGCCGTCTGGACATCGACCGCACCACCTACCGCGTCCTTAGAGAACTGCTTCGCAAGACGGGAAGCCTGTCCGACATTTACTTCCATGGACGAGAAGATGTCGTACAGAGTGTCTTGAACGGTCTCGAACGGGACAGGAATCTCCCTGGCTATCTCGCGACCCATATCCTTGAGCTGTTCGAGACTGACGGTCAGACCATCAACCTGTGTGAGAGTTTTGGCAGACTGCTGGTTGTAGTCCGATGCGGCGTTGGTCATGTTGTTCAAAGCCTGAATGGCTACGACCCCCGCACCAGCGACAGCTAGACCTACTGTGGTCATGGCCATACCGTGCTGGATGTTTCTTTGGGCCGCAGCAGCTACTTGCTGGTCGAGACCACGAATAGAGCCGGCAACGCTACGGAGGACACGAGAGGCTTCATCCCGTGCACGCAAGATAAGATACAGCTCGCGTGTACTGAGAGCCACCGTGTCCTCCCCTACTTGCTAGCTCGCCTGTCCTTAGCTTCCTTCTCGGCCAAGGCCTTCAGCCCAGCACGGAGAAGGACGATGTGGTAGTAGTCCTGATCGAAGAGTCCTCCAGCCCGCGGCAGAACGTGTAGCTCTCTGCAGAAGGATGCGAGCTCGACTGCCAGCTGAACTTCGTCATCATCGCCCGCATCCCTATTCAGTACTACACTGGCTCTGACGCGGCCAAGGAGTTTCCCTCCTCGCCCTCTTCCTCTTCGAAGTCGTTCATGTCGGCGATGAGCTTCTCGACTTCCTGTCCAACCCGAGGGTCGAGCTTGGCAAAGTCGATCGGGTTGGACAAGTTCAGCTTGCGCCCACCGTTGTCCTCGAGGTTGTGGTCAACGATGCAGTGCTGAAACTCGAACTGGGCAATCGCCTCACTCGCCATCGCGATCTCGCCAGCGAACGACTTGCCCTTCTGAGCCAACACGCTCATCTTGTTCAAGGCACGACGCTGAACGATCTGTCCATACGACATGCGCCGCAGGGTAACGAAACCGCCAACGAGTGTCTTGAGGTCCTTCTTCTCGACATCTTCGATGTTGACAACTGCAACAGGCATGATGCCTCCCTCTGGCTTGTGCCTGAAGTACTACGGGATGATGTTCTCGGTCGGGTGGATGACGGTGATCTCGTACGCCTTTCCGGTTGAGTCCACAACCATCTGGTAGGTCACCGAAGCACGCACGAGCTCACCCTGGCTGGGCATGGTAACCTCGTACGTCTCCTTGATCGAAGCCGGCATGAGGATGTTGATCTCCTCAGATGCTGCTACCTTGATCGCCTTCAGGGTGATCGACTGCGAGGTCAGCGCCTTGTAGGCATCGTACTCCGCACGGCTCACGAAGTCACGCTCGGTGGACATGGTGGTGTTGTTCTCACCAAAGTTGACGAACTGCGCACCACGAGCACCGCCACCCTTGAGTCGGTACTGTGGAGTCGGGTTGTGGTTGACCGTGAACGTGAAGCCATCGCAGTCGAACACGGCTGCAGCCGTCGGGATCTCGATGGTGTACATGCCTGCACCGTACGGTGTGGTGGTCGGCCATGTGGGAGTCGGTGCAGACTGGACAGCTTCATCCGCACCCACCATCGAGCAGTTGAACTTGAGCAACCCCTCTTCGATGGTGAACACGAACTGGCCTACTACCAGACCCGTGTAGCCATACACAACGCCGTTCCGAACGACCGTGAGCGACAGCGTCTTCACCGGAAGCGCGAGCGCGTTCGGTGTGAACGTGTAGGTGTACGGACCCGCACCAGTCTTGACGACTGTGTGCCGAGCAGCGTGAAGGAAGAAGAGGACGCAGTCAGTCAGCGCCTCCATTCCGATGTCGCCCTCGGTGTGAACGTTCCCAGGAACGGTACCGATGATGTCGGCCGACTGGCGAATCGGTCGCCGCATGATCGTATCCTGCATGTACTGCAGGTTCTCGCTCTCGAAGGGGACGAACTTCGTCGGTGCGACGTAAGTCCCTGAGACAGCCTCGAGCGCGACCCCGAGGATTCCACTTGCACCAATGCCTGGAGGCATTTACTTCGCTCCTTCCTCGGCGGTCTTCTTCTCCTTGACGGTGGTGACCTTGATCCCTAGATGACTCTTGAAGGCCTCCAGCAAGGTCGGACCCGGCTCGGTCGATACGGTCATCGCACCGTCCTTGTCGGTTGTCGACGTCTGGACCTGGTTCACGAGGCGGTACGCCTCTGCCCGATCATCGTCGATCTCGTACTCGCGCCCATTCTCGAAGACCCCCAGGCCATTGATCGAAACTTCGGCACCCGGGGCTGAGTTGGGTAGGTCGATCGCGAGCTTGTACATGTTACCTCCTAACTCGGGAGCTGTGCCTGAGACAGTGCTTCGTAGGTGATCCGACTCGTTCGGACCACAGTGCGCTCGCGGTTGACATAACCCGACGAGATGTTCTTGACAAAGCCGTGGATAACGAGACCAGCGAGAGTTGGCTCTGTGTGGATCAAGTCCGCAATGGCCTCTGCCATCAGATCGCTTCCACGCCTGTTGGTCTCGACCGACGATATCTTGCTGTGGTAGATCAAGATGTACACACGGATGGTCGTTCCAACAAACCTCCGAGCTGCCTTCAGTTCATTCTCCGACTGGTCGGGCTCGATGCACACAGTGGGAGTAACGGGTAGTCTTTCCTGGTCACCATAGAACACGGCCTTGACACCAAGCGAAACCATATTGGTCTCGATCAAAGTCAACAGGTAGTCGCACACGGGTGTGAGCTTCCAAGTGAGAGGCACTAGAAGCCTCCCGTTCTAGGCCAGGCACGATCGATCCGTTCACCTAGCCACTTCTCGAACACCTTGATGATGTTCTCTTCATCCTCCTTGTGGAGGACTACGAATGGACGGGCAGGGATCGGGTGTGCTCCGGCACCACCACTTTCCCCAGAGAGAGCCCTCGCTACGATGTCCGCTAGTGTCCGTCCACCTGCAGACCGTGCTGAGCCACTTCCACCATACCCCGCCTGGTGGATCTTACCGTACCAGACGCGAGCAGGTATGTCCTTGAGTATGGCAGCGTCCTTACCGATGGTCCAAATGTTTATCTGCCCCATCGTTTGGCGAAGAGCACCAGTCAAGACGAGGACGGAGTGATCGCTCGATCCCTTCAGTCGTTCCTGAATCTCACGAGTCCCCTCAGACAGCTCCTCCCAGGAGGGGCGACCGCCAACGTCGAAGTTCCGCCTGAAGCTAGGACCCATCACCTCTCGAATGGAGCGAGTCAATGGCTCCTTGAAGGATCGAATGTCCAGGCTGAGCTTGTCGATGCGCGCAGCCGTGATGCCCAGAGTGGGCTCGAAGGTGACGATGGGAAGCATTGCAGACGTGAGCGCCGGGTCGATACGGAGGCCTCGCATGGCAGAGGTCATGCTTCCTACAGTTGGCCGTCGTACCATGTTCACCTCCCTCTAGTGAACGATGCACGAGCGCGCGGACCCTCCCTTTGGCAAAGCACCACACGCGCACTTCACCAGACGGTTCCCATTGTGAACTTCGCCGGCCCGAGGCTGGGGTCGTCAGACGTGGGCTCGAGGGCCGAGGAAGCATCCGTGGGGTAGTACAACGGGGTTGTGGTGGGGCCAACCTGCTCGGGGGTTTCGTCCAGATCGTTCGCGCCAGAGATGATGCCAAGGATTAGGGTCTCAGCATATGCCAAGAGCCTGATTGCGTACTCGTTGCTGCCTGTCTCATCCTCACTGTACGTCTTGCTGTACAGCCAGGAGACGTACATCATTGCGATGATGTTCTTGACAAGCTTGGGGGTGTTCGTAGAGTTAGTCCACCCCGAGACGTCATAGGCCTGCGCAATCCTTGATAGGACTTGAGTGGCTATCTGCGTCTCGAGGTCAGCATCTAGGGTACTCACCGTGAGCTTCGTAAGTTCGGCCCACGCCTGCGCGTCCGCGGTGCTGATGTTGGCCATGGACTACTTCTTGGTGGTCTTCTCGGACGCCGCTGAGGCAGCGGTCTCAGCAGCCTCCGCCTTGGCGTCTTCGGCCTCGGCCTGAGCTGCAGCGAGCTGCTTCTCGAGCTCGGCGATCCTGGCGTCCCTCTCGTCAGGACCGAGTGCGGCCGGTGCCGAAGGAGGCTCTCCGACTGCGCCGTTCGCCTTGAGCTCGTCGAGCTCATCCTTGGTGAAGACCTTGCCGGGGACAGCGTCGCCTTCCTCGACAACGGTCTGAGTGCCTGCCTCGTTGATGTGCTTGATCCGCGTGTGGGCGACTAGGGTCATGTCTTTGTCCTCCTCTCAGTTGCCGTCGCCGCCGGTGCTGTTGTGGCAGGACGGCGGACGGTCGGCCTCGGCGCCAGTGCACTGGCCGGAGCTGCCGCCACCGTTGGCGCTGCCACCGTTGGTCGGAGGTGACGGGTTGGCCGCT